CGTTTCGTCTGGAACGGGTGCAGGCGCAACTTCGACAACCTTGGCAAGTTCACGTTCAGCGCGAACGAATGCATCGCGGTCCCCAGCGTCAAAGGCTTCCTCGCGTTCCTGCATCAGCCGTTCGCGCTCTTTGGCGACTTCGCGTTCTGTAATGGAAACCGATGTTCGGGCCACGCGGGCAAGCTGGTCTTCGACACCCTTTAGGCGGTTGACCACCTTGCGGTTCACATCGACCGTGGAGCGCACATATTCATGTGCAGGCTTCCACTTGTCGGGATCGCCCTTCCAGTCCTCTTTCGGTCGCCAGCCCATTTCACCGGCAAGGCCTTCAATCGTGACTGGTTCTGCCTGTTCAACTTCGACGGCTTCGGTTGCTTCAACCTCTACCGCTTCAATCGCTTCGTCTCCCGACGATGCATTCTGTTCAAGGTCCATAGACACTCACTCTTGCCCATAAGGCGGGCCACCGATCCCCACTGTGGGGAAAACTTAGTAAAGCGCTAGAATGTCGGTTGCGGTTGTGCCGGTTGAGAGAACCTGCACCGGACGAATGGGAAGGATGCCAGCGGGGACAGCCTTAAACGTCACTGCGCCGGTCTTGCCTCGCAGGACCACAGCCACATCGCCAGACACACCAACGTAGATCGCGCGCGGGTACTGAAACACAGTGCTATCGCTAGGCGTCACTGCGACGGCATAATCCGCCGCTGAAATATCACGTCCGCTCATCATAAACCCCCTTCAAGTCTGCATCCGCGATGATGCGATATTTGTTGCCGTCAGCCAGTTCGACAGGTTCACCACCGCCCGCGTAGCGCTGGAAACGCACCAGATCGCCAGCCTTGGGCAAGTCATTAACGCCAACCCAATCGCCGCCCGTGAATGCCATCTGCGACACTGCGACAACGCGGCCCTTTTCCGATGCGCTGCTTTCGCGTTCGGTGTGTTTGCCGGGCAGGATAATGCCGCCTGCGGTCTTTTCCTCGACCACATCAACAGCGACCAGCACGTTATAACCCATCGGGCGCAGTCCGGGTTTGCAGTCTTCAAGCTTCGGGATCATTGATAGCCTTCCAATCATCGAAAGTGTTGCCGGTGAAGGTGTTGCTGACCTCGACCCGTGCGCGGGCCGTGTGAAGCGCTAGAGGGTCAAGGTTGCCCTCCCATGCCTGCCCCTGCCACGCTTGCATCTCACGATCTGCCAAGGCTTCCATTGCCGCCATGACGTAGCGCGTCACTGGCAGGTCAAACCATTCCGCAAAGTCTTTGGCATCAACCGGCATCTACCATCCCCATGCCAGTTTTCAGCGCCTCAAGTTCGGCCTTGCCTTGCTCCAATTCCAGCGCGCTGGCGTCCAGTTCCAACGAGGCCATCTTAGCTTGTGCGTCCGTTTCATCCTTGACCGCCTTTGCAACCTTGCCGCGAACCGTCGCTTCCATGTCCGCCATTGCCATTGCCTGTTCAGGTCCGGGCGGTGGAGGAGCGGGCAAAATCTTGTCGATGTCGTCAACGTCAGCGGCTTCGTAAACGCGGCGCAATACCTCACGAACGTCACCACCAACGGCTTGCAGCGTCTCTACGGTCGAGAGCAGGAATTGCGCCCTAGTCATACGCTGCATCCGCGTGACGCTGCTAGGATCAGATACGGGGCAGATGTCCATATCCGCCGCGTTGAAGTCCTGCATGATGTCCGCCGCAGGATCATCCAGCAATTCCATATACGCGGCTTGTGCGGCCTCGTCAGCATACTTGCCGATGTTGCCAAACAGGATTTTAAACTCGCCCTTAAGGCCAAGATAAACCCGCTTGTAGATCGCGGTAAAGACCTGCAATCCCTGTTCGATCAGCGCAAGCGTGGTGCCAACCTGCCCATTGTTTGACCCTTCGCCGGTCAGAATATCCTTGATCGATGCAATGTCCCGCGCCGCGCCAAGGATCAGGTCAAGCAAGTTGAACATGACAGGGCTGGCTTGCGGGAATGTCCGCTCGACAATGCCGCTGCGAAGCGCGTCACCAGCCACAGGAACTGTTTTGTATTCGCCTGGACGCCATTTAAGCGACGACGATTGCCCGCGCCCTTGTATCTTGAGACCGGACGCGACAAAGCCACCGCCAGCTACAGCCGCCGTGTTTGCATCAATCATCTGATTGATCAGCGTGTTGATGACGTTGCCGTATTGGTGAAGCAAATGCGCAAGGCCGATGTTGTAGAACTGGCCTTCAGGGTTCGGCATAAACCCGTATTTCGTGTAAAACTTGCGGCGCTCGATATAGGCCACATCGGTTTGCGCCAGTTGCACCTGATCCGGCCCGAAGTCAGGCACGATGCGCAAAAGCTGTTTGGACTTGTGATCGATCGTGACAATGTAAGGTTCGTCGATGCCGTCGTCATCAAGGTCAAAGTACGCTTGCGCCTCGATCAGAAGCCGAGCGTCTTTCTCGTCATCATTGAACGTCACATCGGCGCGGTATTTGCCGGTCCGAATGTCCCGCTTGATTTGATGCGGGTAAATGCCATCGATCTCTTCAGTGATTTGCGGGGCGTCATCCAATGACTTTGCCGCGTTGTTCACTACCAGTTTAAGCGCTGGCACAAACTTGCTTTGATGCTTGCGCCCGTCAAACCATGATTTACGAAAGCCACATCCAATCGCAGGCATCTGGAATAGCAGTGTATCGGTTTCAGCTTCCCATCCGTCCATCTGGTAGAACAACATGTAATTCATGTACTGACGCACACGCGCTGCACGTTTGGTTTTATCGCCCGGTGCCCTCGCCCACACGGGTTCTGGATCACCTCCTTCCGGTAGAGGGGATGGGCCTTGCGGTGTGATCACGACAGGGCCTTGGGGTAAAAACGCTACGGGTAAACCTTGGAACTGGAATAGCGGCTGGCCCTGATCGTCAAGGCGCGGCATTCCGTTATCATTGCCCAGCACCTTGCACGATACCGCCTCGTCACCCTTGACAATGGCAGGGTACGAACGCGCGTTGAACTGCATGACAGCCGTTGCGAGTAGCGGGTACTTGACGTTTGATGCCCCTGGCCAAGGGAAGTCTTTGGCGTTGGATTTTGTTTCGCCGATCTCTTTCAACGCTTCTTCAGCAACCTCGGCCCAATCAGACCGGCTTTCCTTGTCGCATTCGTACGTGTCGCAAACCTGATCGATGACTTGCGCGATTTGCTCAGATGTCAGGTATTCGGATATATCGCCGTCAGCTTCAGCGAATTGCATCAACAGGCTGATCGATTGCATATCGGCCTTGGCTTGAATATCCGCGCGGATAGCGTCTTCCGCGTCTTGTGGGATATTCAATTCCATTTAAGAACCCCTTAGCCGTCAGTCTCGCGACGATGGATGCCGCGTTTTAACACGCGCTTTGTGAAGTGGCAAGCTAGTAACCCGTTGTGGCGTTGCGGCCTTGTTCCTCGTGGTAGTCGTCATCGTCGTTGTAGGCTTGCGGCTCCACGTAAGTCAGGCATAGCAGCCCAAATGCGTCGGCGGAATGTGAGTTCTCATCATGGTTCGGCCCAAGTCCGATGTTGCGCTTTTCGTCGCGCTTTTCGTGATAGGCGCGCAAAGCCTTGATGCCGCCTGCGCATTTTTTGGCGTCAAACCAAATGCGGGGGAAGTGCTCTCGCACCTTTTCAACGCGCATCATCGCAGCGCCCTTACCTTGGTTCGGGATCACATCGACCTGATAGCCGGCATCACGGAATGCCGACCTGTAAGACACGTCGAACACTCGATCGTTCGTATCGCCATCATGGGGCAGCACGATGATTGTTCGATCCGGTGTGTAGTTGTTCCGTCGCAGCCATTCGAGATGCGCAGCGATGGGCTGGCCTTGAACCTCGTAGTGATTGACGCAACGGATCGTCAGTCCAACGAATTGCGCCGCCCAGAACACGAAGTTATCCGCCTTTGCGCCAGTCCCGCCGATGTCGCACACCATGCGGATGACTAGGTGTGGATCTTCTGGCACAATGGTCAACCGACCTTCAGTCTCGGCCCTGCGAATGTGCGTGGTGAAGTACGCGCCCTCAAAGTGGGTCTTGTACCCGCCTTCCCAAACGTGATCGTAATTGTCTGGGCGCTTTTCCAGATCGTCCTGGCGCTCCCGTTCCAGCACGGACGGGAACCACGGATTATCGCGCCAGTTGAGTTCAATGATTTTGACATCGGCGGACGTGTCTTTGCGGAAGCGCTTATCCGTCGCGCTGCCTTCAAGTTCAGGATTCCACGTTACCCATATTTCGGAGTTTTCCTCACGAACCGTCGGGATTAGCTTTTCCCAAGCCGCATCACTGATAGGCTCGGCTTCGTCTGCCCAGCACAACAGGATTTTAGCTTTCGACTTCAGGCTGTTCAGATTGTGCCGCAATCCGATGAACGCATATTCGATGCGCCCGCAGATCGTGCGAATGTACGTTTCGCCAATGTCGAAGTATGCCGCCAGCCAAGGTTCGTCTTGGATCGCAGCCTTGATTTCCGCCATCGAGCTATCGGCAAGGCTGTTTAGATGCTCGCGAACGCAAAGGATAATCCCCGTCCTGCCAGCCTGCGCCCACCGCATGGCATTGACCGCCGTCATCTTGGCAAACGAGCGTGTCTTGGCGCTGCCCCGCCCACCGTATGCACCACGATAGCGCGCAGGCCCGAGGAATACCGGGATTAGCTTAGGCGGGAGGCGAACCGTGACGCTGGTCATTCAGGGCCGGATAGTTTGACTTCGGTTATCGCGGTGAAGGTGCCGGTTATTGCCGCCTTATCGACAAGCAACCCATGCAACTTAGCTTTGCCCATAGAGGCGCTCACAGCGGCGCTAGGTTGCCCTTCCTGTAGTGCGAGTGCCCTTGCCTCTTCAAGCTCGTCAGTGAGGCTCTGAACCGTCACAAGG